CAGGCATATCATACTTTAGTTTAAGTTGTTCTCTCACTTTGGTTAATTCATTGTTACACTTTCTGCATTCAGGTCTTAGATAATTGCCACCTGATGTCATACTAAATGATGACAATGGTAAATACTGTTTGCATTTACTACATTCTTTGCCCTCGCCAGCACCAAGATCTGCATTGTCTTCCATCTCACTGAATAATAAACCCTGCATCAGTCATGATACCTAGCTGTCTTGTAATCTAGGTTGCAATTTACGACTCCGTGCCACCCATTAAGTTTGTTTTTCACAATGTTAATGTGACGTAACGGTGACTCTTCATCCTGCCCTTCAACTGAAGGTGACTTAGCAATCAAAAGCATGAGGTCAGCCTCTGCTGCTTTACCTGTACGTGATCCTTCCATCATACTTTGATTCAGCATTACCTTACCCTCTGCCTCTGCAGATAACTGTGACATGTAAAACACAGCACAACCATACTGCTTGCCGATTTGTCTTGCATGAATAGCGTTCGCTTTCAATGCCTCATCAGTACGTGCAAAGCCTTTTGTTGTAGCAAACTTATCTCCCATATCAAGCACAAGAATGTCTGGCTTGTAGCTTTTGGCTACACTTTCTACCCAATTCATATCACGACCTGATGAATCTTTAATCTTAATATTATTATATACAGGTGCGTACAATTCATGTGCTTTTTGTGCATTGTTCTTTACTTGTATTGGACTCATGCCTGTGGCTGCAGTCAAGTAACGTGCACCGACACGGTGGTACGACTCTTCGTTACAAAGAATTACACACTTAGCACCCTGACTTGCAAAGCCATTTGGCCCAGCGATAAGTGACGCATGAAAGGATGTCTTACCTGTGTTGGGACGTGCGCCTACTTCAATTAACTGCCCAGCATTTACACCTTCAATCTTACGTGTGACAGATGGAATGTTAAACGACCAACGTGCTTCTAACTCAACCTTAGACAAAAGAGTTTCAATAGATATGTCATCCCATTCAATGTTTAAGTTCGGTGTAAAGTCGTCGCCATAAAACTCTAACAGGCTACGTAAGGATTCAAGACTATTGTTTTCGCCAGACACATAATCAAATCCAATCTGTGCAACCTCTTCGCCTACAAGTTGCCTGAATAGTCTTGATAGTACCTCACCAGCTACGTCACTACCCATAGGTGATTCTTTTTTAATGCTGGCAAATAGACTTGAGTATGCCTGCTTTTGTGCAGTTGTCATTGTAGGATTGTCAGCTAAGAACAATGCCTCAACTTCATCAGGTGTAACGTCTCGCTGGTATCTGTCCATCGCCTTGTCAATGACATTTTTTATCTTGCGAATATCTTTTGTAAATAATTTGTCTGGGCATTTAGAACCTCTATGATTGTTATAGAAGTCTCTATCCATAAGACTACGAACAAGTGCTAACTCCATTTAATGTCCTCCAATTTATTAATGTCCTCTTCATTTCTGTATTTCAAATCGTCACTAAGTCTTAGCGGTCTAACATGATCCACGTATGTAGACAATTCCCTCGCCATACTTATTGTTTTAGGTAAAACATCTGGATCTAAAGCAATAACTACATATTTATATCGTTTAAGGTAATGTTTACACGGTTCAGATAAGTTTGTTCCCATGATTGCAACACCAGTAAACCTTTCAGATATCTCACTTACACATACAGCACTGACACAATCCTCTACAATAACTGCAACACTTCCCTTGCCATGTGTGTATGGATACGTACTCTTACCATAGCGTTTCCACTTAGGTAGTCTCTTTGTTAGTGCACGACCAGTGGCATCTACAATTGCACCATTATGCACCACTGGAAATACTGCTCTGTCCTCACGGACATCATAGTGAATGTCTACAGGTTCAATGTCCCATTGATCTAACCATGACTTTAGTTTGTCATGATGATTGCCCATTGGAACTACATATTCTGGAAAGGTAAATGTAACATTTGTATTATCCTTTTGATACGTATTGGACAATAGCATCTTCATGTCACTTGAAGTGAGTCCAACTTTATTGGCTCCACTTACACCACAACTAGCTTTGTAACAATTCCATATAAGATTACCCATTTCATTGGTCACTGTAAATGTTTTGTAACCATTACAGTTAGGACAATTCATTCTCTTTGTTTGTCCTACATCTAACTGTAGATCACTTACATGTTTAAATACATTCATATATGTATCCTTTCAGTTTACTTTTTATGAAACACTTACAGTGTATTATACAATCTCTAAAAATTCTGTCAATAAAAAAATCATGCACTTGATTTCTTTCTTGTAGTCAGTGCCTCATTTGCACTGATAAATGTGTGCTTCATGTACGGCATGACACTGTTAGGCGTAGCATGACCTGTCACTGCCATTATCTGTGGCATAGGAACACCAGCCTCAACCATCTGCGTAGTTCCAGTTCTCCTTAGATCTTGCATACGAAGTTCCTCAGACAGCCCTGCGAGCCTCGCACATGAGCGAAAAGCTTTTGACAGGTGTTCCATACCATACGGACAATACTTGCCATCTCTGGGCTTCGGACGAGGTGTTACATATTCTTGAAATCCAAGTTCATCTTTCTGTTGAGCAAGCATTTCATATAGATTATCACTTATGGGAAGGTGCACTAATGCACGGCGTTTTGATTGCTCCAGTTTTAATTGTCTCGAATCAAGATCAATACAGTCCCACGTAAGAACACGCATATCACCAACACGTTGGCACCATTCATATGCCATATGCACAATCAATCCAATGCTTCGGTAATTGAAATCACTATATGCTGTGTCAAGAAACTTGATGACATCTTCCTCTGTCCATACAACCTTACGCTGTTGTGGCTTTTTTCGTTTGACATTTTTGAATGGATTAGTTTCTGCATACTCCATATCAATGGCAAAGTTGTAAACTTTAGATGACACAGTGAGCACGTGATTGGCAAACTGTACACCTCGCTTGACCCATTGCTCATACAAATGCTTTGCACGTTGTGATGTAAGTTCTCTGTACCTAACAGATCCAACATCGGATGTTAATGTTGCAAGGAAATATTTGTAGTCTACCTGTGATTCTTTCTTGAGCATTTGAAAATCATTAGACTCAAAATACGTATTGACTAAGTCATTTACTGTGTGGCTTTTTTGCAACACTTTTTCAAACTTACTACGGTAATCATCAATAGCTTTGTTAAGTTCACTTGCAATTGGTCTTACAGTACGAAGGTCAGTGCCAAGATTCTTACGTGGCACAACACCTTCATCAATTAAGTTTTGCGGTGGATTAAATCTATACTGAATGTCTGCATCAGCGTTTGTGTATGCTTGCACGTATCGTGGCAAGGTTCCTCTTACATATTTCTTTCTCATGGGACAAGATATTTTATAATATCAATAATGATTCCTATTAAGATGTCCATATTCCTTGCTCCTCTTTCAATTTGTGTAACCAGTTAGGCATGTTCCTGCCCTTGTTATATCGTGCAAACTTCAGTTTGTCTACAGCATAAAACCTACGATATGCTTCAACAGGCCAAGGCTCATTAGTCTTACACTGATCATGCCCACTAAAGCATTGTGGGTGTGGTGTAAGTCCACCCTCTGGCATAAATTCGTCAGCATATTTCAATGCAGTAATAAGTCTTGATGACTTATGTATCTTGCCGTATCTCTCTGTGTATTCATAGGACATAGCCTGAAGCAATGACAACCCAAATGTGTAATTGGCACGTGTTTCTCTAACCCATACAGTACACGGGTGGTTTTGATATGCCATTTTGTATAGGCCATAGCGTTCTGCATAGTCAGGTGCGTGTGTTCTAACTGCACTGCATAGCATTTGTGCTTCTTCCAACACCATCTTTGTTACGTGCTGGTCACACAAGTCTTTGGCTATGGCTGTTGGTGTGTGATTGATTATGAATCTATTCATTGTAACCTCTCATCTTCCAATACTTCTGTGCCATATTATTTTCCAGTTCTCTTGTTTCTCTTTTTGCCAAACCCATCATACTCCCAATCTCTTTTGTCAGGGTCTAGTAGTATACCCTGATCATCATGCTCTTTGAATGCTATGAATGCTACATCACTGTATGGGTACGCTCTGTTTGCACTGTCAATTGTTTCATTTACAATGTCGGACCACGTGTCATGCAATTCCATAAAGCCTTCGGCCACATGTTCCTTACCATTAATCGTATAAATAAGTTCATACGTCTTCATCGAAATACTCCTCATGTTCAGCATTTAAAAGTTCATCATACATGACACTGTATAGTGAGTCATGATCTCTGATCCACATATGCAAATCAAATTTCTCTACATCATCATTGCCACAATGGTTGCATGTCCACGGATTGTCTCCATCGAAAAACTCAAAGCATGAACACTCATTGCATACTAATATTGCTCTATTTTGCATTGTCATTCTCCTTTTTAAGCGGTAAGTTTCATAAAGTCTGTGTTGCTTGACAGCACCTCAACATTGTCGCCGTGGTGCTTTTCTAAACCTAAATAAACATCGGCAGTTAATGTCGATAGTCCATAGGAATTTTTGTGGCACTTGTAGATAGATCCACTATGGCCGTGGAATAGGTAGTGATCACCATCTTCTTCAACCTTGGTGATGCCACTGTTGATGCGCCAGC